AGGAGAAACCTAATGTCAAAAGTAGTATATCGTGGCGTTGAATACGATACGCAAAAGCGTTTAGAGTATCAACAACAAATGCAGCAACAAGCTCAACAATATAACGAAGTATATCGTGGTGTTAAGTATGTGAAGGAGGGGCATAAGTGATGAAAAAACTTAATTTTCTTCAGCTCATCAAAGAACAAAAACAAAAAGAGCTACGTCGTAAAGCTGCCCAGCTCGCATCAATTAAATAAATCCCTGGAGGGTTGACACCCTCCTTTTTTTGTGTTATGATATGCTGGTAAACACGGAGGGAAATGCAGACAAACACTCCAACATCTTTGAACCAGTACATTAAGTGGTTACGCAACGCTGTTGATAAAGGTCATCTTTATGACAGCGACGAATACTATCGTATTAAAAAAGAACTTTACGAAGCATTAGAAGTTCGTAATAAACTCAAACATCTTGAAAAAGCACAACGAGGTTTTGGATACACTTATGACCAATCAATCTTCCAACAGTCCAGTGAAACTGATCTCAGTGACACCCGAAGCGGAACAGACGATGGGGTATATAGCGAGGGTGAGCAACCCAGCGAATCAGGAGAACCCAAACGTAGCGGGACTACTGAAGTACTGCATCAAGCATAATCATTGGTCTGTATTTGAACAAGCTACCATGACATTGGAAATTGAAACCAATCGTGGTATCGCAGCACAAATTTTGCGTCACCGTTCATTTACATATCAAGAATTTTCACAACGATATGCCGACACTAAGCTATTGTCTCAGCATATTCCTATTCCAGAACTTCGTCGTCAAGATGAAAAGAATCGGCAGAACTCTACCGATGATCTTGATGGTTATTTAAAACTAGTACTTGAATCTGAAATTCAAGAGCACTTTGCTAAAGCACAACAGCTTTACAATCGTCTTCTAAATCAGGGTGTGGCAAAGGAATGTGCTAGGTTTGTATTGCCACTCGCAGTCCCAACCAAAATTTATATGACGGGATCGTGCAGGTCATGGATCCACTATATATCTTTGAGATCTGCTAACGGAACTCAACTGGAACACATGCGAATCGCAGAAGCTTGTAAGCAGATTTTCTGTGAACAATTTCCTACTGTTGCTGAAGCTTTGGAGTGGAACTAATGCCTACTTATCCTGTTAAACATAAAGAAACTGGAGAGACACAAGAACTCTACATGACAATGAAAGAGTATGAGCAATGGAAGATCGACAATCCCAATTGGGACTTCAATGGTATGAGTGCAAAACAACTAAAGAGAAGGAAGCCAATTAATTCTAATTACCTTCTAAACATTGAGCCACTGACAGATAATCAGCGCATCTTGTTTGAAGAGTATGGCAAAGGACAACATCTATTTGTTTATGGATGTGCAGGAACTGGTAAAACGTTTGTTGCTCTGTACCTTGCATTGAGAGATGTACTTGATGAGAACTCTCCTTATGAAAAGATTTACATTGTTAGATCGCTAGTTGCAACACGAGAGATTGGTTTCCTTCCTGGTACACATGAAGATAAATCTTCTCTCTATCAGATTCCATACAAGAACATGGTAAAATACATGTTTGAAATGCCTGATGATGCATCATTTGAAATGCTGTATGAGAATCTAAAAGCACAAGAAACTGTTAGTTTCTGGAGCACTTCTTTCCTTCGTGGTTCTACTCTTGATAAAGCAATTGTCATTGTAGATGAATGCCAAAACTTGAACTTCCACGAACTTGACTCTATCATTACTCGTGTTGGTGAAGATACCAAGATTATGTTCTGTGGTGATGCTAACCAGTCAGACCTACAGAAATCAAACGAACGAACTGGTATCGTTGACTTCCAAAAGATTCTCGATAACATGGAAGAGTTTTCTCTTATTGAATTTGGTATCGAAGATATCGTTCGTTCTGGACTTGTGAAGTCCTATATTATTAGCAAACTTAACTTGGGATTCTAATGAAACTATTTGATCATGTGGGACTGAATGCCATTGAATTAGATACTGTTACCATTGACGGCAAGAGATATTATGTTACCCCAACTGGTGGCAATTATCCTTCAGTCACCACCGTGATCAGTGGTAATGCTAAGAAGCAAGCTGGACTTGCTAAGTGGAGAGCAAAGGTTGGTAAAGAAAAAGCCCAAGCAGTATCTAATCGTGCTGCTGGGCGTGGCACTCGATACCACAAACTGGTTGAAGATTATCTTAACAATGAACTTGATACTACAAAATACAAGGATCAACCTTTGCCTTGGATTATGTTCAATTCCTCACGAGATATTCTGAATCGTATAAATAATATTTACCTTCAGGAAGCAGCACTCTATTCTGATTACTTACAAATTGCAGGACGAGTGGACTGCATTGCAGAATATGAGGGAGAACTTGCTATCATTGATTTTAAAACATCAGCTGAACCAAAAAAGGAAGAATATCTTTACGATTATTATGTTCAAGAATGTGCATACGCTTGTATGCTACAGGAACGATACAAATTGGAAGTTATCAAATTAGTTACCATTGTGTCGTGTGAAAACGGCGATACCCAAGTCAGCGTGGTGCCTCCTAGGAAGGAATATTTTGTTACGTTACAAGAATACATCAAGGAGTACCAAGAAAAACATGCTAAACAATCTGGAGGATAAATTTATGACCGCTGCGAAATTCTCGCAGGAAGTTGAACAAATTGCATATGAAAATTCGATGAACTACATCGATGCTATTATTCACTACTGTGAAACAAATGAAATTGAACTGGAATCAGTGCCCAAATTGATTTCAAAACCATTGAAAGAAAAACTAAAGTATGATGCACAAAAACTTAATTACATAAAGAAAACAAGTAGAGCAAAACTGATGTTAGTATGAGTCAATTTTTTAAATCCGAAATGGTCCGTGGTGACATTCAAGAAATGGCAGAGCTACAGCAGTTCTGTATGAGATCAATGGTTGCTTTTCCCGTTCTTCCACCTGAAAAGAAAATGGAATACTTCAATGTACTTGAGACGTTGATTGAAAAGCAAAAGATTTTTTATGCTCGTCTCAGTTTGAGTGATGATCCAGAAGCAATTGAAATGGCAGAATCTATGCGTGATGCTGTAGTTATGCTTGGTGCTTCACCTAATGATAATATCACTTCAATGTTTGATGACCTACTTAAAAAGGTGGGTATGATGAAAGAAAAATTAGAGGCAGAGGGGGGTTGACTCGATCCTCTGCCCATGCTATGATGTCTAAGTGATCCGAGTCACACAAACCAAATCCTAACTATCCAAGAATCCTATGTCTTTTGCAGATCTTAAGCGCAAGTCCCAGAGCAACTTCGAGTTCCTTCAGAAAGAACTTGAGAAGTCCAGCAGCACTTCTAGTGGTGCCGACGAGCGACTCTGGAAGCCCAAGCTTGACGCTTCTGGTAATGGCTATGCCGTTATCCGTTTCCTGCCCGCTCCTGAAGGCGAGAACGTACCCTGGGCGAAGCTTTACAACCACGCCTTCCAAGGTCCAGGTGGTTGGCTGATTGAAAACTGTCCTACCACTAAAGGTGAACAGTGTCCTATCTGTGCTTCAAATAATAAACTGTGGAACAGTGGTCATGAGTCGGACAAAGATGTTGTTCGTAACCGTAAGCGTAAGCTTTCTTACTACAGCAACGTTTATGTTCTGAATGATTCTGCGAACCCCGATAACAATGGTAAGGTGTTGTTGTTTAAGTATGGTAAGAAGATTCATGACAAGATCCTTGCTGCCATGCAACCTGAATTTCAAGATGAAACTCCTATCAATCCTTTTGATCTTTGGGAAGGTGCCAACTTCAAACTGAAGATTCGTACCGTTGCTGGTTACTGGAACTATGATGCATCTGAATTCGCTGCTCCTATGGCACTGAATAAAGATGATTCTGAGCTGGAAGCAATTTGGCGTCAAGCTTATTCGCTTGAATCAATCACTGCCCCCAGTGAGTTTAAGCCTTATGAGGATCTGCAATCTCGTCTTGATCTTGTGCTTGGAAACTCTGTTCCCCAAC